CGCTTTAGTAACATCTGGCGGTAAAGCTCCAGGCCCACAGCCCCTAAAGGAGTGTCTTGTCAAGGTCGAAGGCATCCTTGACACCAAGCAGAACGGCGATAAGTTGAGCCCTATTGAGGTTCACGACATCGTTTGCCATATTGCTGACGCTGTTCTTGCTGGTGGCATTCGACGCGCTGCTCTTATTTCCCTATTCAGCGCCGATGACGACGAAATGATCGCTGCAAAGGCTGGTGCATGGTGGGAGGAGAACCCACAGCGTGGCCGAGCCAATAATTCTGTCGTTCTAATGCGCCACAAGGTCACAAAGGAGTTTTTCCTTGATCTTTGGGCTCGTGTCAAGGCTTCTGGTGCTGGTGAGCCTGGCTTCTATTTCACTTATGACAAGGACTGGGGAACCAACCCTTGCTGTGAGATCGCCCTTCGACCCTACCAGTTCTGCAACCTAACCGAGGTCAATGTTTCTAACGTTGATTCCCAGGAAGACTACGAAGCCCGTGTTCGTGCTGCCGCTTTCCTTGGCACTCTACAGGCATCCTACACGGATTTCCACTACCTTCGTCCAGTTTGGCAGCGAAACACTGAAAAGGACGCTCTTATTGGTGTTTCCATGACCGGCATTGCTTCTGGTGCTGTCCTTGATCTCGACATGAAGGCCGCTTCCAAGGTTGTAAAGGAAGAAAACACCCGTGTTGCTGCCCTCCTTGATATCAAGCCCGCTGCTCGCTGCACTTGCGTCAAGCCAGCCGGCACAACCTCTCTAACCCTTGGAACATCCTCCGGCATTCACGCCTGGCACAACGACTACTACATTCGTCGCATCCGTGTTGGCAAGAATGAGGCCATTTACGGCTATCTTACCGAGTTCCACCCAGAGTTGGTTGAGGACGAGTATTTCCGCCCCCACGACACCGCTGTCATCAGTGTTCCGCAGAGGGCACCAGAGGGCTCTATCACCCGCTCTGAAAGCGCCTTAGAGATGCTGGAACGTGTAAGGCGTGTGAGCAACGAGTGGGTTCAG